TATGACGTAGTTCAAAACTCAAAAATAAAAAACTCCAATAACGTGTAACCTCTTCAAGTGGTTTATTATCTAAAGCTCGTGTATAACTACCTTTAGTAATATAAAAAGACCAATTAAAGAAACTAAAGCTTACATCAAGTTGGTATTTAGGAAAACGAATTTCCTGTTCATTTTGATAATACATATTTATAACTTATTTTCTAGTGTTTGTCGTTCTTTGTCAATATCTCTATTGATAGCTGCTTCTTCTGTAAACTTATGAGGATAACGAACACGCAGTTTTTCAATATTAGCTGCTCTTAATTCTGCTCCATTTAATTTATAAACTTCTTCAAGTAAATTTAAAGAAGAATAAATATCGTAAATAGCTTCTAATTCTACTGATTTTTCAATAGGTCTATTGTAAGCTACAAATTTCTTAACTAGATCATTTAAATCTGCAATACTAGAAATAAGTAATTCCATAGCTTTATAATCAGGTAAGCTATTAATAGTTAATTCATCAGGAGGAGCAATGTCTTGTAAGTTACAATAATTAGCAATATACCAATACAAATCACCAATTTCTTCTCCTAAATTAACTCGATCTACTCTAACTTTTAACTCGGTACCAATACAATTTACTAATTCACCTAACTCTGTACTAAGTCCTAAAGCCATGTGAGCCAAGTTTAATTTATGTCCTATTTCCACAGGAATAAGACGATTAATTTGCTCTTTATCAAGACCTAAATCAGGAAGAGTTCTTTTAGTATTTTTACAATAAATAAGATTGTTCATGTTAATTTATAAAAAGATTTGACACCACTACTGTTTTACTAGCTTTATCTACAATATCAACTTTATCGGTAATATATTGAGTAACAGCTGAATAAACATTCCATTGAGACACTTTATTTTCTCGAATAGCATATCTTGATTTATTATCGTCAAGATCTTTAACTGCAGAAAGAATAGCACTAGTACCAATCTGCTTATTTCTGCTACCTTCTCTTAAAAGGTAACCCACTACTCGATTAATATCATCTCCTTCATATACTTTTTCATTCATTCTTTCATAAATTTCTCGGAACCTATGAAGTTGTTCTGTAACACTATCTACATACTCATATGCTTTTTCATATATAGAAGAGTTGCCTTGTAGTAATTCTACCTGATGAATATAGCGAGCACCAAAAATAGAAAGATTAGTACACGCCCAAGCATTTTCACCTGAATATACTCGCATCGTAGGTTTTTGAGTGTCTAGCGCATAGACCATACCAATTACAGAATCATGGTCATAAGCACAAAACTCATTAGGAAGTTTTGCTTCAATTAAAACACGCCCATACGCTTCATTAATACTACCTGATTCTTCTTTATTAGCAACGCGATCAGATACAGAAACTCTAAAATTATTAGTAATTCCTTGTAACTTTTCAACAAAAGGTTCAATATATTGACGAGGACTTCCAAAACTAATAAGAGAGTCTTCCTTTACATAAACCTTACTATTTAATACTTGATCTAAACTTACATCCATAATTAATTACGATAAAATTTAACTCCAATCCTAGTACCCTTAACTGGTTTATCTTTAATACTTAATACATATCTTCGATCACTACTAGTTTCATTTAGATTTTTAATTATTTCCCGTACTGTTACTGTACTTAACATAGTAGCTTCTATAAAAATAGACTGACCTGCTTTAAGGTTTGGTAAAACTCGTAAAATACTTTCTTTTTCTTTTTCTTTACGAGCACCACGACCTTTTACTTCAACATCTTCAATTTTAAATTCAAATAAATTTTCCATATATTTTAAATGCTGTTATTCGTAAATTTTATGTTTTTAGAATAATAATTTAACATTGTTTTAACATCTCTAAATAATAATTCAAAAGATTTTAAATCACCTAGATACTCCCTATTATAGCCGTCACAATTAACTCGATAAAAAATATTGTTTTTGTTGGTTTCAATAGACTTAATCCAACCTTTTACAAATCCTTCTGTATTACTTAAAAAATAAACTTCGTCACCTACTTCATAAATTTCTATTGTTTTCATATTAATATTTAACTATATAAAATTTTTTACTTTTAAATTTAATATCTTGAGCTTTACATCTTTCTATAAATTTACTTTCTATTTCATCTAATATTTCTTTCATAATTAAAAAGGAGCAGTATCGCTCAATTTAAGATTAAAATGTGGTTCTGTTACAGGTAACCAATCAATACAAGTAGTATGTGTATCTAATAAAAATTGATTAGCTTGACTAAAATGTTTACAACCGCTAAATGTATTAGGGTAATTTGGTGTAATATTTCCAAAACTATCTGAATTATATAAGTCAGATGCAGGATGTTTTGCTTCTAAAACTAAATGAACATCATAGAAAAAATAATCAATTTTGGATTTAACTCTATTAAATGCTGCCTTAGCTTCATTACCCCATAACATAAATACTTTGCGAGAGGGTTCCATTATTTGACTAATAATAACAGCATCTGTAAAGTTTTCCCAACCTAAATCTTTATGACTTGCAGGTTTTCCCTTAAACACAGTTAATATACTATTAAGCAAAAGAACACCTTGTTTAGCAAGATAATCTAATTGATAGTCTTTATTTAAATTGAATCCATCGTAACAATCTCTTTCTATTTCTTCTAGTATAATATCAAGAGATTTTTTACCTTTTGGAAACTTTAATCCATCTTTATAGGAAAAAGCTAAACCATCCGCAGTGCCATCATAATAAGGATCTTGACCAATAATAACAACTTTAACCTGACCATATGGACATAGCTTTAAAGCTTTAAATATATCTTGACTTTCAGGATAAATTGTTTTACTTTGTCTTGTATATGTAATCCAAGCACCAAGTTTTTGAAGATATTCTTTTTCAAATTCTTGTCCAAGAATAGGAACCCATCTTTCACCTATTTTATCTGCTAAATTCATTCTATTAAAATATATTTTATTCCTTTATCTTCCCAAACAATAAATTGACTAAACTCTCCACTAATGACACCACAAGGATGTTTTCTTAAACCTCTATTAACTACCCAAGTAGGTACGTCAATATTTATTTTATTAACAATAAATTTTAATCCTTTTAAACGATTGTTTTGTTTTATAACAACAACCCACTCTCTTTTATTTACATCTTCATAGTTATTTCTAAGAAAGTATAACCAAAACGTATATTTATTCTCGCTGCTCACAAATATCTAAATTAGAAATAGTTATTGTAAAAAATTCAAGTTCTTCTGCATCTTCATCAGTAAGAAATATTATTTTATATCCTTTCTTACTTCTTTCATAAGTAAATAACCAGGCATATCCTTCTTCATCTAAACAAGCATATGTCGTATCATTGATTTTGTGAGATTTTATTAATCTTACTTGGTACTCTTCAGTATTAATGTATACAAAATGTTTAGTATTTTGATACTGAACATTTTCTACACTACAAAAGCCACCTATAAAAACATAAGCATAGTATAACGTTTGTAATAAACTGTCCATTACTGATATTCATTTAAATATATATGATTATCTTCTAAAATTTCATTAAATTTACGGTGAAAATCTTCTAACGGTAATTCTTTATATTTAATATCTGTACGTAACTCCTCTGATATTTGAAATAAAGCGTTAAACAATTTATAGCCGTGTACTGCTTTTCTAGAACTAATCTCATCTTCGTGATTATCTAGATCAAATTCAAGAATTAATTTAGCCATGTTTTAGCGTAACTTATTTCAACTTCAATTATTTCTAACTTATTTAAAGTTTCATTTGCTAGTTCTTGTGGAATACCCTCAACATTTATCATATAATCTCTTAAACCTTCTATAGTAGCTTCTTTTGCTAAAATGCGAGGAATTTCACTAATTCCAATTTGTCCATCTGATAAATAAGCTGCCCATTCACCATTCTTGGTTACTAAGGTTTTGTGTTTTTGTGTTGTCATTTATATTAATTTCTAATGTAATATTATGCAAATTTTGAAAATGCTCAAAAGTAGTTTTATCAGAATTAAGAGCGTGTTTCTTATATCCTGCAAAAATACTTGCTTCTAGACTATAAAATAAAAATTTATAATTTCTATAATAATATCCATCACCTTTTTGAATGATACTACTTGTATAAAAAATTCTATTACTAAGAAATAATTCTCTCACAAATAAGAATCTCTTTAACCTTACCCACCAGTTGTTCGATTGTTTCATTGTTATTAATTGTATAATCAAAAGTAGCATTATCTAAAGCTGTTTCAGAAGGATGAATTTCTGTGTAAGCTCTATTTCCTTCACTTAGCAATCTATTAACTCTAACACAAATACCTCCTCTATCTTTAATAGCTTGTAGCTCATTAGGAAACCGCATATCAGTAATAATCCAATTAGGAAAATGTGAAGGCTCAAATAATGGATGGTCTTTTATTTTTATAGTTATTTTTGTATAATTTCCTTGAGAATCTTTTATTTTATCATAAGTATGAGTAGTAAATCCATCTTCACCAGCAAATTTACTTTTGTAATCAGCAAACAAAGCATTAACCCAAATGTTGTTAAGTAGTTTATCTCTAAATAAATCAGTACCAATATACTGCATTAATAGTCTAGGATTGTATTTTACTTTATAAGCTGTTTGCCAATTAACTCTTAGTTCATCTTCATATCTTTCTTTAGAACATTCTTTGTTCATCATAGTAACAACTTTGACACCGTCTTTATAGACATCACTAAAACCATCAGCATAACCGTATCTAGTCCAATCTTCTCCTAATAATCTATCTTTAACTTCTTGTTTCTCTAAATCTTCAACAGATATTCCAGTCAGTATAGATACAATTTGTTTAAGTTTACCTGCAAACTTTTTAATTTGCCAATCTGATTGATTACCATTCCATTTATCTAAAAATTTAATAATATCAATTTCTTTAGTTTCATGTAATGCTTCTACAATTTTATTATCAGATTTAATAGTTAAATACTGTATAATTTTACCCACAGTATCTTTACCACTACCAATTTTACCACTTATTCCTATAATCATAATATTTTTAGTTTAAAATTAGTAGTAAGATAAATCTTACTACTAATTAGATTGTTAACTTATGTTTTCATTATTAAACATCTTACGATATTGAACAAAGCCTCTAAAATTACCGCTCCATCCATTACTATAAAATTCAGGTCCATCTCCACTATTTCCTTTATGAAATGAATTATCAAATTCACCAAAATTCATAGCTTTAGCACAATGCTCAAATGGACTCCAATGACCACTTTCAGCTAATCTATCATGAAGTTTTACATCATTTTCATAATTAGGTTCTTTACCTTCTTCACCAACTACTGTATAAGATACTCTTGCACAACGAGCAGTTGCTATTTTGATCTTCAAAATATCTAATTCAGTTCTAAAACTCTTAATGCCCCATTCGTTAATAGTGCCTAAGCTAAATTGTTTATAAACTTGAAACTCATCGAGATTATCCCCAAATGGTATATGCCACTCACCAGCCTTTAATTCTTTAGGAGTGGATTCATTATAAGCATCCCACATTGCTTCTGCTAAAGCCATCATGTGAATTTCAGCTTGACCTTTATTATGTTTAAGTTTTTTAGTATTATCAAACTTAGAATAGAAATCATAATCATGATTACGAAGATCATAAGAAGTAATAGCTTTGATTACATCTTTCCAACTTCTAAATAATTTACCACTAACTTCTTTATTAGGTTCATTAATACTATATTGTGGACACCTCAATGCAAAGAAATTCTCCCATTCTGTAGCAGTTACAATTACTGTATGCCACATATAAGCTTCTAAACCTCTATTAACAATTTGTTTAGTAAGTCCTTTACCGTTTAATGTTTCTGCTTGTTGTACTGCATAATCTCTAGCAAATAAATACTGACTTTTTAATTCTCTAATCTCATCTTCATTAGTAAAAAATTCAGTTCCTTGCATACCTCTATGATCTTTCATCCATGCTATAGGCACAAAGGGATTTTCTTTAATAGATTTAACCATCTTCTCAAATGGTATAGCTCTACTACTTGCAGAGTTTCTACTAAACATTCTATGAGTATTAAATTCTGCTAAAATAATACGTGGAAATGTAACTATCATTGTAGTAATACGATCACCAAATTCGTTTTTACTGTCTGCTACTACTTTTGCTAATATCATATAATTGTGATTAAATATTTACTTAAAAAATAACCGCAATAGGTGCCTAACATAGCACCTATTGCGTAAATAAACCTATCTCTTGTATTACCAAAAGCAACTTTTTTAACATTGAGTGTCCAAATAAATGAAATCATAAATCCAGTAACACCAATCATAATAAGACTGTTGTTAATAATACTGACAGAACTCATAGCTACAAAAGTTACTTGAACAAAAGCAGTTACAAATAATGTAACTTTATCTTTTAATCCTATCATATTGTACTACTTTTAATTTCCAATCATTAATAGTAACAGTTTTACCATTTTCAAGATTTTCAGCAATCTTATCTAAACCATCTGAATTTCCTAATGCAATTTCTTTAATAGTTACTTTTGCATTTACGTATTCACTATGATCCTTTTTATTAAATTTTTGCTCTCTACGATCTATTAAAACTTTTCCAGTTTGCGTTTCTATAAATGATTTAGTTACATCAACTGTTTTAGAGCGTATATACGGAAGAAACAATCCTAAATCATATAAAGTACTAAAAAATACTTTATTATCAGGAGATACAATTTGAATATTATTTGCTTCAATCTTTATTTGTGACATATTTTTTTATTTTATTAATTTGTTCTTCTGTATAATCACAACTTCTCATACTATCAAATATTTTTTTTTCAGTAAGCTGTACTAGTCGCCAACTAATTTTTTCAATATGATTATGAACCTTTGCTACAGCAGTAATAGGAATATTCAAACGATAATGAAAATCTAAAAGTGATCTATAATAATTTAACTCTTCTAAAGTAAAAGTTTTTTTCTTAACAAAATCGTAAAATCCATTAGCAGAATTAAATTTAACACCTCTTATAATATTAGAGTTAACATTAAAATAACTAAATTCTTTACAAAAAAGTTTAACTAATTCATCTTTAGAATACTTAACTTTTTTAATTTCTTCAGATTTTAACTTCATAATTCAATATAACCAACATTATACTCTTCTTTAGTAAGATTCCAATTTTGAAAGTAAATATGATGTGCTAATCTTTTCATAATTTCATTATAACTTCTCTTAGCGCTTAATATACTATCAAAACTCATTTGATAAATAGCAGTTGTATAAGGTTCTTTTGTTTCAACTACTATGTTACGATAAATTATTTGTTTTTGATTTTGAGTAACTGCATTGTAACCAACACCATAACTTATCAACTGCCGACCCAGATTCCATTCTTTAAAAGCTCCTTCTTTGAAGTCTCCAACATTATGTGACGTAGTTTTTAAATCACTAATTATAATAGTATTTTCAGTTTTTAGAATATTGTCTAATTTTGCTTTTCTTTTAATATCAATATATAGATTTTCTTCTACTTCTGTTCTTTCATCCCAGAATAATTCTAACTCTTTTCTTCTTGTAGTATTAAGAAGATTATCAAATAACATCATCTTTGCAGTTGGATGTTGTCGTAAAGACTCATAACAATTTATAAGAATCTTTTTTGTCTCTCCTGTAACAGCAATCTTTCCTGTAGCAGATACTAAAAACTTAATATATGGTAAACATTCTTTAAATTTTTTAATTACTGTTGAGGGTACTAATCTTTTATCATATTCTGCTTGCTTACGAGCATAAAATATACTATAAACTAATAATTTTACTTCATCTTTTTCAGGAGATCGTTGATTTAAATCTTTAAATAGATCATTTACAATAAAATAATCCTCTGCTTCAAGTTGCATATCGCCTTGACAAAATTCAGCAAATTCTTCTGTAATTTCATATAATTTATTACAATATAATTTATAGAAAGATTCACTAAAATCGGCTAATTTCTCAGCAGGTTTATTAACTTCTGAAAAAACAAAATCATCAGGATGCTCAATCCAACTATGAAGTAAATCCCCTCTTTCTAAAGATGGTGTTTTCTTTATTGGTTCAAACTGCATTATATAATTAGCAAACTTTTTAGGGTGTCCACCCATATTAGGGTCTAATTGATTAAGAGCAGATTGACTAACAATAGGATTACTAAGATCACCATTATTAACTAAATATCCAATAGGCATAATATTTTCTTATAATTTTTAATATGTAAATTTATGAAAATTGATTGGAAAAATAATTTTAAAAAATAAAAAATTTTTAAAATTATTTTTCTTCTCGATCAATTTGGTTCCATGTTTCTGTACTAGGATCAAATTCAGTATAATTTTCTAAATCAATTAGAATAAGTATACCTTTATAGATATTATAATTAAGATAACCTGGAACTATATTATATCTAACTACATTACCTGTGTTTTTATCTATTATCAAATATCTAAAATCCATCATAACCTAAATCTCTTAATATATTTGTTATCGCTCTTCTATCTAATGCTTCTATTTCTGGCCTAACAAACTTATCTAACTCTTTGGACTTTACTATATATTGATAACCTAAATCAAAAATAAAGGTTCTTATAAAATGTCTATCTGATTCACTATGAAGCTTATTTATTACATTTAAAACACGTTCAATTTTAGCTTCATATGTTAAGTCTGTGGGTCTACCTGCTATTGGCATACATAAATATTAAATACTAATTTAGGTTCAGGATCAAGAAAAGAATCCATTTCTTCTGTAAACACTTTTCTTTTTTCTCCTAAAGAATAAAATATAGGATGAGCAGGACACATTATATATTTATATGAATCATCTGGAATAACCCCTAGACCTAAAGGATTTTTATCAGTTTTAGGTTTTAAAATATCTTCAAATACTTTACAATATAAATAACCTCTATTAATTACATCCCATATATTACCAGATATTTTATCGTTATTATAATCGTGTATCTCGCATTGAACATATAAAGGAAATTGACTAATTACTGGCATAGCTTTTAGAAAAGAGAGAAGGAATTGACCTATCTCTCTTACTATTTTAGCTTGAACACTAGGGTGATATGCTCTATTATAAACTTTTTCTGCATTAATTACTTCCCATTTTTCTGTACCTGCTGTTCTTGTATTCTTAACTACAAACTCATTAGTTGCAGTATCAAATAATCTTATTTCTTTCTTTTTTGTAGAAGAAGTATATTCTCTCCATTGATACCTATTACTATTAAACTTTTTCTTTGTAGTTTTAACACTTTCATCTTTTGGAAAAGTATAATACTTTGCACGTCTAGCATCCGAAAGTTTTACTTTTCTAATATAATTAGGAATAGTAACACTATAAATTAATCTTACATTAGGAACAAAAGGTTTAATTACATTATTGCCTGCACTCTCCATACATGATTAGTTAGTAGTATATACATTAATTATTGTCTAATACCATATTTTCTGGTCTGGCATGGAAGCCTACGCACAGTTGGGGTCATTATCTTGGCAGTACCCACATTGTTTTGAGCATTGTGGGTCTGATCTATCTATACACCAAAAACCCGCCCACCTGCCACGGTAATACTTGCCAACGCACTCAACTAACTTGAGTGGTTTCACGGCTTCAAAAATCTCCTTCATATTTTCAACATCTTTTGAGTTCATCAATAAGAAAGCAACACCTTCTTTCATAAATTCATTAGGCATTACCATTATTTTAATTCCTGCCTTTACTTCAAGGAATGTTGCAATCCCTTGTAAGTCTTCTACTGTTAGTTTTTCCATCGCGCAAAAAGTTTAATAAAAATTTGATTCCATTGGTTTCATTTATAATTTGTTTAACTTTATCAATTTTATATAGCTTTATATTATCAGATAAATCTTTACCCATAGTCCAAGGAAACACATAATAAGGAATATTATATTTTCTCCAATGTTCTAAAGCAAATTGTCTTCCAGTATCATCATGATCTGCAACACAAACAATATTCCGGTATTTAGTTTTAAAATAATCTACTTGACTTTGTGTAAGTATTTGATATTCACTAGTAGGAGCAACACTATCTAGATTAAATAAATCAAAACACATAACATCTTTATAGCTTTTAGTAAGAACTAAAGTATTAGATTGATACTTTAAGTAGCTTTCACCTTGTAAAAGATTATCATCTTTAATAGAATTTTGAAAAAATCTATTTTCTTTTCTAAAAGGAAAATAAAGTTTAATTATATCAATACCATCAATTTTACCAAAATAATAAGCATAACAAGGATCATTTGGTTTACATCTGTAATAATCTCCATTAAGCCAAATAGCTTTACATGGATAAACTCTATAATCTGTAAGCCTAGAAATATCTAAACTATATTGATTCCAATATTGAACATCTTGTAAATCCCAACTTCTAGTTGCAATTTGTATTCTCGATCTAAACTTTTTAAACTCTTGTGGAGTAATATCGTATTGAGCATTTATTGTATTAAGTTTAAAATCCTTAATAATAATACGCATTGCATCTGTAAAAGAGCAATTATTATTAATAAACTGAACAACATTAAAACAATCCCAGTGATATTTTTTACTAAAATCTTTAAAATAGATTCTATTATTACTTGCTCTATAAAATCTACAACCTGCACGTTTATCTAATCGCAGAGGATTTATGTAAGTAACACTATCGTCTACTGGCATACCAAGATATTTTTCAAATATCTGTTCTTCTGTTATCCGTTTTAAAATCTCGTCTCTTCTTAGAGGTATTCCTGGTTCGATGGGCATATATAAGTTTAATTATATCTTTACGAAGATTTTCAGGATCAGACGATCTTGTATTATGTTTTTGTAATATTTTTTCTAGCTTATTCCTTAGTATCATAAAAATAAAAAAGGGAGAACATTGCTGCTCTCCCTTTAGATTTAGAAGTAATTAAAACTCTATATTTGCTCCTGCTGGAACACTCAAATCTGCGGGTTTATCACCTGCTACAGCAGTAGAACCTACATATGGTTTAAATGCGAGATCATTTTGATAATCTGCTTTAAAATCTCCATAATCAGCTTCTAATGCTTTTTTCCAAGGATCAAGGCTTAATTGATAAGAACGTTGAAAGAATTTAGTATAAACAGCTTGATACTTACCATCTTGTGCTCCTAATAATGCACGAACTGTATTATTTTTAAGAGCATTATGTGTATCAGTTAATTCTTTAATATTACCTTCAAATAACGCAGCCATATTATCAAGAATTGCTTGACTACTTTGTTCTACGTTAGCCCATGCTTTAATAAAGCCTACTAATGCTTCTTCACCTACAAATGCAGGACGAGCACCTTCTTTACTAAACCATTCATAATTTGGTGCATCTGTTTCATTAGTAGACCATGCAAACGTACCAAATTTGTTTACCCATTGAACTTTAGTTGCATCTTTATTAGTACGAGGTTTATTTTCTAACCAAAAAGAAGCTTTTGTAACTCGACTTAAATTCGTGGTTGTATGAGATAGATAAAAATCTAATCGCAATTTTTTAATACCATTTTCTTCTGTCAAATACTGTGGCTCTTTTTGAGCATTAATACCCATACTAATAAGTGTCTCTTTAGTTGGATTAATTACAGATACTTTTACGCTAGTAACACCTGTATATACACCACCAACTACTTGTTTTTCGGAACTATTACCACCTACCGGCATTTTATTATGTTTAAATTAATTAGAATAAAAAAGAGAGGAGTGAAATTTATCACTCTCTCCCTTTTGTTTTAGTGGTTAATTAGAAATTCTTAGAACTCATTGCTGTTTGCATCAGCAGATGCTTCTTCTTCAGCAGCAGCAGCGTCAATAGACTCATCTACTACTAACATATAAGCACCTTTTACGTGTGAAGGAAGATCAGCAACTTGAGAAGTTACGTCTTGCAATGCGATGTATTGATTACCAAGTTTAGTGGCATCAATAACACCAGCAGATACTAAATCAGCAGTTAAAAACTCATTAGAAAACATTTTACCTTTCTTTTGAGGAGCGCCATCTACTTTAGCAAAAGACCTACGCAAGAATTTAGGAGCAGGCTTTACATTATCACTATCTGCTAATGATAACAGAATCACCTGATTACCTTTTTTAGTTTGTAAAAGCGCATTTTCTTCTAAACCAAGTTGTTCCCAAGCTTTGTTAGAAATAACAAATTGCTCTTCCATAAAAGGAACAAACTCTTTTCCTTCTTCTTGGGCTGCTTTCTTACCTTTCTCTGATTCATACCTACGAAACTTAATACCTGTGTAAGCTTGAGTTCTTACTGCACCACCTTCACGTGTAAAGGTTTTTTCTACTACTTCTAAATCTCCAAACTTAATCATACTGTGTTTGTTTTAGTAATTAAACGTTTAAATTTATTTTGACTTATTTAGTCCAAATTATTGACCAAAGGTACACTCTTTCACCTGTCTATGTCAAGTAAAAGATGAAATTTATTTTTACCCTACCTTATAGGCATCAATAGCTTTCGCCACTTTTGCTAAATCGTTGGGCATTTTATAAGGAAGGCAACCTTTGGGAGATTTTGCAGTCGTATAGCCGTCAGTATTTGTAATAAAATAATACTCCGGCTCGTCTTTACCCGCTACTTTCTCTGTGTGTGTAAATAAAACATAAGTAAACATACCTTCCAGACTTATTTTATCGTCCAGCAGATTACCAATAGTTTTAATTTTACGTCTTTGATTAACACCTTCCTTTACAACTTCATCATGTGTTAATACAAAAACTTTTATATCTGCTCTTAAATTCCTACTTTTATCTAATATATCGTAAGCATGACGAGCAAGTTCAGTATACTTATCCCAACCTTTTTCATATGCTCTACGCATAAATTCATCTGCCATTAGATATTGGTAGTCATCAATAATAATATACTTTATATGAGGCATATTATCACTAATATTTTGAAGAAGAGCTACTATAACATCAGATATATTACTGTTATAATAGTTACCTTTCTTTCCTTCTTCTGTTTTACTACTATAAGGTTTATATTTATTCATCCAACCTCTAAAGGGTAAAGGTTTATTAGATAAATTAATATAAAAAGTCTCAGATGGATTTAAATTTTCTGTTGAAGTACTTTTACCACCGCCTGTCGGTCCAACTACTGCTATTAGTTCTGAACTATAACTCATTTGTATTATTTTAAGTAAATCTAGTATACTCTCTTGCTTCTCTATAATTATGTTCTGACATAGTATTAGGAAAATCTCTAAAATGACCACATTCACCTAAAAAATTAAGATTTAGTGTTTTCATATCACTAGTATCTCGACTTTTTAAGATAGAAAGAGGTCTATATCTTCCTTGTAAACTAACTACATTTAATCCTGCATAAGTTGTTTCACCATAGCGTAAAGGATTAAATAAAGTCATTACAACTTCTGCGTCTTCAGATGCGTTACCTGTATTTTTAAAATCTTCAAGTTGAGGCGTAAGTTCTGTAAATCTACGCCTATCCATATCTGCTAAATCTCTATTAAATTGAGATATTGATACACGACTAACACCATATAAATTACGAAGTGTAATTGCATTTTCTGAATCATGATCTATAATTTCTTTTTTGTTTCGATAACTAGCAGTTATTTCACCTTTATCATTTCTAATAGTTTCAGGACGTAATAGGCCAATATGATCTACTATTACAACAACAATTTCGTAAGAATCATTTGGAATATAAGTTTTAAATTTTAAATCTTGACCTCTTACATTTTTGATGATTTCTTTAGTAGTACCATTACGTTCCATATATTCTGATACTTCTTTATAAATACCATAAGGATTTATAGGTCTATCAAAAATATGAACCCAGTCCATCATTTTTTCTATGTAATCTCTACACATTTTTATCATCTCGTATTTTTCTTCACTTAATTGACTTCTACGAGAATAAACTTCATTAATATCTATGATTATTTGATGTCTCTCAAACATTAATAAACATACCCATTTAGCTATTTTTCTTTTAGCAGCAATTTCTTGTGAATAATAAAATACTCGATATTTAATAAGTGGACCTTCTCTATAATTAGAAGATATTACATTATGTAAATAATTTTTATATGGTGATAAAACGAAAGCAAAATCCGCAAAAGCAGTTTTACCTGTTCCAGTATTTCCACCAATAAGATAATAAGTACCTCTTTGAACACCTCCTATTAAACCATCTAATTTAGCACTACCTGTACTTAAACCATAGTTTCTACCAGCTAAACCATCTTCAACATCTTGAAGAAAACCATCGAAATAATTCATAATGTTTGGAATATATTTTCTTTAGAACCTTTAGTTAATTCTTCTTCATAAAGATTCCATCTTCTATTTAAAATATAGTTCTCTATTTTTTCTTGTGCATAAGGCTTAGACTTAAACCAATTTTTAGTAATATTAATTACTCTCTCATGGGCAATTCTATTCTTTTTATGACATTTTAAATAATCTTTAGCTATTTTAACTGGATCACCAGTTATTGCAGGAACCTTAGAACCATTTATAAGTAACCATTTTGGATAGACTTGACACAATTCTTCATAACTATCTTCTTCATCAATAACTATTCGCTTAATAAATCTATCTGATACAAGAAAATCAGTTATCATATAATCTCTATTTTGAGAAGCTATCCCAAAATCATCAAGCCATCCATAATCTATTAAATACTGAATTGCATTAACGTCAAAATCACCAAAAGTTTGTTTATACTTTTTAATATTTTCAACATCTTTTGTATAAACTAACCAAAGAATAAGAAAATGATTCTCACTCAAATGATTTTCTGTAAGAAAATTAACATATTTATTAATGTCTGCTATCATACAAAATCTTCTTCTATTTCTGCACTAAATATTTCTTTTTTATGCTCTTCTACAATATAAGCTTCTTCTATTTCATGTAATCCATCTATAATATCTTTATTAGTATAAGATGTATTAAAATATTCTTGAAGTTTTTGCTTATAAATAGAAGTTGGAGTTAGAAAATTTAAAGATTCTCTACCCATTAAAATAGATAATCTTGTAGTAAGTAATTCTTTATTTATATTCATAATATATCGGTTAAATTCTCAATCCAACGAACATTAATATCTCCTTTTTGACGCTTCTTTAACCAAGCTTCATCTTGAGTATTTTTAATATAAAGATTTACAATTTTAGCAACTTTACCTTCTATAAAACGAAGACCGCGCCCCATTCGTTGAACATATTGTCTCTTTTTGCTAGAAGCGCTGCATATAATCGCACATTCAATACCTTCAATATTAAGTCCTTCATCTAAAGCTTTTGCGGTACATAAAGTAGTAATTTCCTTATTCTCAAAAAGAGATAAAGCTATTTTACGTAATTTAATAGCACTGATCTTCTTTTCTTTATAATATTTAATAGGATAACCTTTTATTTCTTCAAAATTACCTATCTTACCATTATATTGAAGAGCAAGTTTTTTAGCTGCTGTTAATTGTTTACGATAAACAATTACTTCTTCTTTTTCAAATCCTGGTTTTAAATTAGTATGATATGCTCTGGCCTTATCTCCTAACCTAGTGGCTAATTCATCTGCAAATTCCGTTGTTTCTGCAAATGTAATAGTTGATACATTAAGTAAATTAATAATTTCAATAGCTTTATCAATTTTACTATTATGTTTATATAAGAAATCTTTTCTATTTCTCATTGCCCAAGACCACTGATTTGCATATTTAGCAATATTTTGTGGACTCCACGGATGATCTGCTTCTTTATTCCAACCTTGTTCTTGAGCATACCAGCTTCTCCATTCTGCACCTGTTTTCCAAACTCCATTAACTTTTGCATAATTACTTGCACCAACAGAACAAGCTTGAGCTAATTCCCAATTATGTTCTCCGTTATTATGAAAATTAAATTTAGAGTAATTAGAGTTATGAATATCATTAAGCCTAGCATATTTTTCAGACTCTTCTGGATTTAATTCTATACCTATATTATATACAATATAATCAGAAATATAATTAAATCTTTTCGCTTCACTTAATGTTACTTTATCAATAATTGGTATTTGTAATCTTTCTAGAACATTTTTCTCTTTATCATCTAAAGTAGCTGATAAACCTAAAAACATTTTAAATTTAGTACACTTAATTGTTTGGTTAAACATTAAAGCATCATCAGAAAGATAATTATGAACTTCATCACATACTAATAAATCACATTCCCAATTTGTTTGACGAGATTGATATTGTAATACATAAGTATTTACAACATAAACAGATACATTTTTTAATTTAAAAGTTTCAACATTATCTTCCCAATCTTTTAATAATTTAATAGATGGAACAACAATATTGATTTTAGCATCAGGATATTTTAAATTTAAACGATAAATTGTAATAATTGCAACCATCGTTTTTCCAAAACCAGTTACAGCTTCTAGAACTCCTATTCCATTATGCTTAAACCAATTAGTTATTATAGATAGTTGACGTTTTAATTTATCTTCATGTACTTTAATAATACCTAATTGTTTAAACCAATTAAGAACTAATTCTAAATACTGATCCATATCTATACTATTGCATTTTTAATAAAATCTAATTTAGCAATAAACTCTTCTGGTGTAGACATAACCCAATCATTATAAATAGATGGATAACAATTAAAAATATTAATACCAAAACGAGAGCCGTCTTTATTACGGTAAATAGATACAGATTTTTTAGTTTCTGTATCTACTTTAGCGTAATATTTAGTTAGAGTATCTTCTTTTTTATAGTAGTTAATCAT